CGGTGTAAACAGCAGCGTCAACGGTGCCGAGCTGTTGGGAAACAAGAATCTGTGGAGTCTGGCCGGACATGGGCTGGTCCTTTCAAAGAATGGGTGGATATATGGGGAAAGCCCCAGCGAGATACGCTCATCGCTGGGGCTTTCCATGGGGCCTAAGCTATTAGGCGAACGTGGACCAAGGCTCGGTGTAAGCAGTGGTACCGGTAGAGGCGTAGCTGTTCGATGCGAACCAGAAGCCGCCTCGCACTACGTGACGCACACGGTACTCCGCGTCATCGTTGCGGAGCGAGCCAGCCAGCGTCGGGACAGCCCCGCCGCCGAGGAACAGGCCACCAGCGTTGGACTGGCGGAACTCTGGTGCCTCGTGGTTGCGGAGGAAGTTCACCACAACACAGTCGCGGATACCATCGGAACCCTGGTAGGGCACCAAGTACCAGCTGGTACCCGCGTTGGCAGACTTGTCGATCTGGGTCAGCCAGTCGTTGACAACCAGCACCACGTCCGAGTTGGAGACCTGAGACTTGAACCGCTGCTGGCCCTTGCCTGCAACAGCCGGGTCACCGGAGACCGACTCAATCTCGGTGATCTTCAGGATGCGCTCAGCCCAGTCACGCATGGCGGACGGGACAACGAGTGCGAACTTGGGAACCGTGATGAAGTTGTTGTTCCACTTGCGCTGACGCACCGTGCGCTTGGCGTAAGCCAGCGAGTCGATGGAGAGCTGCTTGTTGTCCACGACGTTCAGGTTCGTGGCGTTGAACGTGTCCGGGTTGGCACCAGCAGCGGTGACAAGAACCTTGACGGCTTCGGTTTCCTCGGTGTTCTTGGCGTACTGGGCCATACGTCCGGGAAGTGATGCGATGAAGTTCCAGTTGTCGTTGATGACATCTTCCCAAGAGAAGCCGATGCGAGCACCGGACTTGTAGATGGAAAGCGCCTTGGCGGACGTGGTGAAGCTGAACGCGGGGTACTCGGTCAGTTCAGGAACAACCGGGAGGGAGCCCGGAGCCGTGACGTGGCCACCGTTGTCAGCAAGCTCCTGGTCGTAGTCGAAGACCAGTTCCTTCTGGAACTTGGGCTTGAAGTCCTCGAAGGTGTCCCGCTTGGCGAACTCGGTCCACGTAGTGGGGAGCGTCGCGTACTGAGCCTGTAGAGCAGCGGCGTTCACAAAAGCGAACGTCTGCGCCAAGTCAGAGCTGGAAATTGCTTCAGAGAGCTGGCCGTCAACGACGGACTTGATGATGCCGCGTGCGCGGAAGTCACCGTGGAGAGCGTCGCCGAAAATCTTGGCGGTCTCCTCGATGTGCTTGGGGAGTACGAGTTCCATAGTCATTTTCCTTACGCGCTAGCGACGGTCTGGCCGGAGTTGATGATGCGGACGATTACGCTGGCTACCGGGGCAGTCTTGGAGCGGAGAGCGGAACCCCAGACGAAGTTGCCCGTTGAGGTAGTTGTCAGGCCAGCGGCAGTAGCCGTGTTGGCGACTGGAACGGTGGCTGCGGTTCCTGCTGCACCAGTGTCGGTGTAGCTGGTGACGTTGCCCAGAGTCGCAACCAGAGTGCTCTCAGCACCAGCAGCTGTGCCCCGGTAGACCTTGAAACCGGTCGAACCCGAGATAGCAGGCCAAGAAAGCGGCTGGGAAGAAGTGGTACCAGTCGTGGTGGCTGTGACCTCGTTGGAGCCAACGGTTTCGCCGCCAGCGTCAATCGCGGTGACTTTCCAGAAGTACGTCGCGGCTGCGAGTGTGCCGCCCGCAGTTGAAGTCACTCCGAGGGTCAGGACGGGAGCGCCGATCTGCGGGTGGTAGAACACCGGGTCACCGACGTTGAGCGCACCCGTTACCGGCACACTCCATGCACCCGTGGTCTTGACGGTGGCAAAGCCAGCCGCGTTACCAATACCACCAGTGGGCTGTGCAATTCCGGCAAAGACGTAATTCAGGTTGGTTACTGAACCTTCATCTGTCTGGGCAACAGCATTCAGAATACCGAGGCGGAGGGGGGTACCGGACTTTACCCCGGTAGCGACGGGGAGGGAAAGCCCTTCCGCGTCTTTGAAAACTTCATTCTTTGCCATTATTGGCACCTTTCATCGCTAATACAAGAATACCGCATTGACAATTCGGGAGAATTGCCGCGAAAAACTACTTGCCATTTACTGCCTTGATTCCGAACCAGCTTTCAACAAGGCCAGCGGTGGATTCTTCGAGGCTCTTTGCGCCCTTTTCGTCGTGGGCATAACCCTTGAAGGAATGGTCGGCTTCTTCGAGAATGGATTTCACCTTTGCGGCTTCGGCGTCAACGGTTTCCTTCAGGTCAGCGCCAGCCTCAACCAGAGCGAAAACCGAGGTGCGGGAAGCGGAGGGCAGCTTGGCCTCGGTCAGTGCCTTGTCGATCTCGGCAAAGGAAGCGGATTCCTTGACAACGGGCTTCTTTTTCTTGATCGGGTTACCAAAGCCGTCTTCACCCTCGGCCTTGTCCTCAGCGTCCGGCTTGCCATCCTCGGGGCCTTCGGCGTCGTCCTCCTTCTTGGAGTCCTTGACAGCAGGCTTTTTGGCCTCTGCCAGTGCAGCCGTGAGGGCTTCCAACATCTCAGTTTTGAGAGTCGCCAGAGCCTCAACAATTTCTTTCTCCATGAGAGATTCCTTTTCTTTTTGGGACTCTGCACCACTCTCGGGCGCAGAAACTTTTTCGGATTCGAGCAATTTCACAAAACCGCCACCGGCACCGGCCTCGGTCACCACATCAATGGAGTGGACCTTGGTGAATCGGGTGAGTGTTTTGGTGCCGGATGCCTCGGAAACTTCCCCCTCGGCGCGGATCGACATTCCGATCAATCCGCGCTCTGCGAGTTCCTTGACCATTTCCTGGTACTGGGGGAGGAAGGTGGCATTTGCATAAAGGTCTTTGCCGTCATACGTGGCACCCTCGGTCAAATACCCGGCAATATCCTGCACCCGGCGTTCCGGCTGGTTAAATTTGTCATCCTGCGTGGGGTGGTTCAGGAAAATCTTGGTGTTTTCCTTGAACAGCGGAGCACCTTCTTGCAGGGCTTCTTTGGGGTAATAGGCTGAGGAGCCTTTGCGGTCACCCTCAATTACCTTGATCTTCCATGTTTTGCCCGTCAGTTGAGCCGGTGCAAGCGCGCCCGCCTCAGTGATTTGCGTAATGGTCACAGGGAAACTCCAATCGTCTAAACCCAATCTTATCATTTAGGTATTTAGACGCTCAGAAATACAGACCTACTAAACAGGGTTTACAACCTGCTGCTCACTCAGCCAGCCCTGCGCGCGGTAATAAGCCTCGAAATGGCCGGGGACCACCAGCACGGAATCGTGGCCGAATAATGTCTGTCCACCGGCCTCCAAGGCAATGTCCGTGAGCTGGGAGCAATCCAGTCCGGGGTTACGCTCCAGCCACTTCACAACGAACCGGGGGATCGGCACACTGAACACCTTGGACGCGAGGAGGCAGATGATCGCGGGGACGTTGTACGGCCTGTCAACCATGGACCGGGCCTTCATCACGATGGCGTGTGCCTGATCGTCCGTCAGCTCGAAGTGGGAGACCTCCAGCGAGTGGAAGGTCTTCGGGTCGCGGAGTCGGACCAGCATCGGCTCAGCAGACACGCACTCGGTCTCGGAGACAAAGACCACGACGTGGCAAGCTGTGGAGTCGGTGGCCCACTCCACAGTCTTGCCCACCCAGTGTTCGGAGTGGCGAACCAGCCCGATCTGACCGGCCAGCATGGCCTAGCCCTTAGCCCCGGAGCGCGCGGCGTCTGTGGCGTCCTTGCGGTGCTGGTTGTCACCGTAGGACTTCATGCTGCTGTCTGGCTTCTTGGCCCCGCCCAAGGCCGTCTGGTCAGCTGTCTTCTGGGCTGCTGCCTTCTGCTCAGCAGCCTGCTCACCCGCGAGCGTGATGGACAGCAGCAGGTTCTTCATCTGGTCCTCAGTGGGCATCCCGTCATCGGTGTCGATGTCGAACGCCTTCAGGAGCAGTTCACGGATTTCCTTATCCGACATGACGTTCAGACCTGCAGCCTGCTGAATGGACTGAATCTGGCGGTAGACGGCTTCCATGGCAATCGGCGGGAAGATCACGTCGATGTCCGGGTAGCCGAGGTATTCCAGGACACCGGAGAGGAACCTCTTATGCTCATCCTGCCGCGCTTTCATGACCTTCTCGTTGGAGTCCGAAAGGGTCTCAGCCGAGGAGCGGTTGGCGTCCCCGGCATCAGCGGTCAGTTCGTTCAGGGGCACGTTCAGGCCAGCTGCGACGTAGCCAGCCAGCGGGAGCCCAGCCTTGAAGTCCACGGAGCCTCCAGTACGGCCCACCGAGGACAACGTGGCACCACCAGCGCCGACAAAGGTGCTACCCACGCCGTTGGACTCGCCAGTGAACGGGTCACGGGAGGGCTGTGCGGCCACCTTGGTGGCAACGGCTCCTGCGCCTGTGCGGGTGGGGAGGGTGGCCTTGAAAGCGAACTGGGAGTACGCCTTGACCAGCGTGGCCTGATTCTCCAGGAACTCCTTGTGTGCCTTGGCCCAGAACATGACGGGCATGATGTCAGGCACGCCCCACTTCCAGCCGGTCTGCTTGTTGACCGCGTGGTGGGCGATGACGGAGTTGTAGTTCACCGGGTAGCCCCGGATCATGCGCGGGCGTCCGCTGGCCTGCATGTCGTAGTCGATGGCCGGGACGTACTCGATCACCATGGCGGAGGTCTCAGCCTCGGTGTCGGCACTGTTGACCACCCGGAGCCATTCACGACGGTAGAAGAAGATTTCCTCGTGGTTGTCCGGGTTCGAGACCGTGCCGGTGATCTGGATCAGGGGGAGCCGCATGAGCCCGCGCTTGGAATAGAACTTGTCCTTGGTGGCCAGCAGGAAGTAGTTGCCGTCCGTGCCAAGGCAGTCCTCCATCTCGGCGCACGCCTTGGGGGAGATGAGGTACTTCTGGGCATTGGGGGACTTGATGAACTTGTCTTTGAGGTCCAAGCCCTCAAAATCGACACCGCTGCCCCAGATGTACGCCTTGCGGACGGACATGCCACGCTTGATCAGGGGGTTGATGACCAGCAGGGCACGGGTAGTGCGCGCGGTCTTCTTGATCGTGTACAGGGGAACCTCGGTCATGTCGAGGTCTTCGCCCATCGGGTTCCAGCCCTGGTTGTCCAGAGCCAGCACCACGTCGGCCATGTTCTCCTGAAGGATTTCCATGCCGTTCACGAGAGCGGTGTTTTCCACCTTCAGCTCTTCGAGTTGCGCAGCTGTCTTTGCGTCCAACTCGGCTGAATTGCCGAATCCCCACTTAGCCATGAGTCTCCCTTGGTGAATTGATTACTACACAGTCTACCAAGAGTATGAAACTAGTAAGCAGGTCACATCGGGCTGATGATTGATTCCATTTCGCTGAACATTTCTGCCAGCGATATTTCGTATTCGTCGCCGGGACGGAGCTTGCTCACCGGGTCAGTGGGGTCGATGGCCAAATCCATTGCCGCGTAGGCTGCGGCGTCGGCAAAGTCAGGGGATTTCCCGGTTTTGGCCCGAATTTCCTCTTTGGACGCCACCTGCAAAACACTGCGGGAGTTCTTGAAGTGATATTCAAGGTCACCGAATTCATCAATCATGTCCCGGTCATCTTCATCAATGTCAATTCCACCATTCAGCATTCTTTCCCGAATGGTGTCATACATTTCGGCGCGGGTATTCAGCCATTTATCAGGATCGGACGGGTGGGCGTTGCCGATAATACCAATTGTCTCGAAACGGCTCTCGGATTTGTTAGCCACCATTTCATAAACACCGGCACCAATTCCCACGCCGTCAATGCGGACCTCATCAACACCTAATTCAAAGGCAATTTGTACAATTCGGGCGGCAGTTTCGGTCAATGTGGTTTTATTCCACTTATCGACAAACCTCAGGACACCATCCTGATAAACGTAAACCACCGTGTAGTCCCCACCCATGCGGGCAACGTCCACGCCAAGGCGCGGTTTGGACTCCTGCTTGATGGCCAGCTCGGTAACTCGGCCCATTGACAGTGTGCCTTCGGGAAACAGCGCGTTGGTGCCGTCCATGGAGAACTCGCCAAGAATCTTGGAGCGGAAGCGTGGGGAATCCTCGCCCCACGCCTTCTTACGGCTTTCGATCCAATCCAATGTCACCAGACCGCCTCGTGCCTCCTCGGGGAAATCCTCGCCCGTGATGTTGGGGGAGTCATAGGAGTTGATGGTGATCTTGTGCCATGAGGGGTCGTTACTCTTCCAAATGTTGCCAAATGGGGTGTTCACATCATCTGGATTCCCTACTGCCAGCGCTGCGTCCCACTTACCTGTGGTGATAGCGTCTACAGCGGTGAAGATGGTCTCAGGTATGCCACAGGCTTCGTCCATCAGCGCAAGCACGCCGTTGCGCCTATGGACGCCTTGAAACGCATGTTCGTTTGTGTTACTCGGCTTGCGCCCCATCGCCCGCAAAGTGTCTGTATCGGACTTCCACTCGTTCTCCAGCGTGATGCGCCCAAAGAACTCACCCTTACGATGGTGGTCACGCAGATACTCGAACACGATGCCCAGCTGCGGTTGCGTCGGCGCGGTGGAAACCGCAATTGAATCCATGTCCTTACGGGTGTCAACCCACCAGGCCATGATGATTGACGCAACGAACGATTTTCCGACCCCATGTCCAGACTTCACCGCAACACGGCGATATTTTAGTAATGCTTCAGCAATAAGTATTTGTTTGTTCCACAACGTGTACCCGAGCTTATCTTTTGCCCATAGCGCAATGTCAGTTTTATACCTCTCATTGAGGGCCGCTTGCGCTAATTCCTTTGCCGCGCTGCGCATTGCGTCGTTTATGCTCATTGCTTATTCTCTTTCTCTCTTGTCGGCAAACCTTGCAAGAGCGAAAACCCTTGGCATTGATATACGTGTTTTCCTCGGTGTATTCACGACCATGTTTACAATGAGTTTTCCGGGGGCGGACATTATGCAAACCGTTGCGAGGTTTCGCGTCGTTGTACCTTTTTGTACAAAGTCGGCATGTCTTACCATCTAGATACAGGTTTTCAATAGTGCGTTCATGTCCCCAAGCACAATGGGTCTTTGATTTGGGCTGGAGTCGGCGCAATGGTGCATCCAGTGGAATACCAGCAGCTATCCTGCCCCTGTCCCGCATTTCATCGCGATGGCAGTGCTTGCAAGACCTATTTCCATCTGGACCTACCCAAGTGTTTTCATCTATGAACTCGTGGCCTCGGACACAGTGCGTCTTACGCGAGTTCTGTGCAGGGAAGGAGTTGCCACGTCTATTGTTTTCGTTGGGGGTGACTTCCTCCAGATGGGCCGGGTTTACGCAACCATGGTGCTCACATTCATCCCATACAAGGCAGAACTTGTCTTCGGTGTGGCACACATGGTCCAAGTCATTTTGGTGGTCAACTATGCCGATGACCTGCGCGTATATCCAGCGGTGTGCTCTGTATCGCTTGCCATCGGGTGCGTAGAACGTTCCATAACGGCCCGCTGTAGCAGTGCTACCCGTCCAAGGCCAGCAGGCATCGGGTCCACCAGACATATCAACCTTGGCCCAGAACCTGGCTAGGTCTTCTGGTGTGGCGTTTTGCTCAATCACGCGCTTGGTAGTCATGTATCTATTCTACCAATACTATGAAAGTACACACTCAGTCAGGCAAATCCTCATTGAGCCGGTACATCAAGGTGTCATACGCCGCAGTGTCCTCGTATACACTCCACACGGCTCGCAGGAGCCCGATGATGACTGAAAAGTAGCTGTCCTCCATCGAGTAGAGGCGAGTCCGAATTGCAGCCCAGTCAGGCTCATGGCCATCCCGCTCATAAAAGAGGTCAAGAATTTCAATTACATCCGGGGTATAAAGTGCTTCGCTCATGATTCTTGAACTTCCTGTGTCAGGACGCGCTGCGCCTCGGCGGTGAACAGTGTGGTCAGAACGCTGGGAGCCAGTTCGCCTTTGATGGCCTTGATGGTCTTGTGCTTCTCAAAGGCTGCTTCGATGTGCGTGCTCATGGCCGTGGCGAGGGCAAACACGGCTTGAAGAATCAGCTGGGTCTGGGCATTGGTGATCTGCACCAGCTTGTCCTGAGCGTCCCGCTTCATGTCCTTGTTGATGCCTTGGAGGGCTGCGAGTTCCTTCAACAGCTTGACCACAATCTCGTAGTCCTCGGCCCTGTCGGCGTATTTCAGTCGGTCATTGACCTTGGTGAGCAGGTTTTCGAGCCGGAGTTCCTGTAGAACGGCCATTTCCTCGGGGGACATAATTGTCCGGGAGTCTATGAACTCTTTCCAGGTGATGATGACCTGCTCGGGAATCACCCCTAGTTTGACCGATATTTCCTCGAACGTGAATCCTTTGACGCGCAAGGGGACAATCTGCGCCGTCAGGGCGTCCATTGTATTCGGGGAATCTTCCATGTCTGTAGTTTAGTACAGAGGCAATTCTGCATAGTAAAGCAAAGACCCCCAAGCGGCGGAAGTCGCTTGGGGGTCTCGCTGAGGTTATCGCCCTCCGGCAAGAGCCATCGATCCAGTCAAGCTGGAGCCTATGCTGCTCTTGTGGGGTGCTGGGACTCGAACCCAGCGAGCTCCTGCCCGGTTATCACACCGTATTCGCTCACCCCTTGGCCCCTGCGTCCGGCCTATACGTTTACCGGCATTAGGTTCTTCGGGGCTTTTCCCTGAGTTCCTACTTATCGGTCACTCAGGTAGTGAAGCCAGCAGGATTCGAACCTGCGAGTTTCCTAACGCTTACACCAAGTCACATAGAGGGATATCGCCCTCAGTCCCTGCGCGGTCGTTAGGTGCGTGATGCCCCTCGCCTCAGCTTCTACTATTCAGTTGTATGACCGCTAACGCCTGTTCCCCTCGGGGGTCGATTGCGCGGTCATCCTCAGATCGAACGTCTGAGAATCCTTTACTACGTCGGCTTGCAGGATTTGAACCTGTATCTCTCCCCCGCTGGGAAGTGTTCTGAACCCGTCCAGCAATTCTCAGACCAGTCCCCGTGCACGGGCGTCCTTTGATATGTAAGGCTACTCCAGATTGAACTATCAGCCGTTGTTGATTGTTTGTTGAAACTAAGCCGCTACTGATTCCTCGGTTGTTTCCGTGGAGAGCCAGTAGTTGGCCCAGATGGTGGCCGCCGCCTGGATGGCATCTGCTCC